GCGTTAGCAAGGCTGGCGACCTGCGTTTCAACCGACGCTTCAGCAGCTCCGTAGGTCGCAATGCTTGACGTGTTCTTCTTGGTGTAAACACCGCCCTGAGACATTGTGACGTCGGCTTCGTTACGCATTGAGTCGCCGTCATAAGCGATGGCCACGTTTTGCCCGATGGCGTAGCCCCCGGTGCCGTAGGTGCCCTGAGAAACAATGGAGCGCGACTGTGTGCGGATCTGGTTTTGGTTGTACAAAGTCAACACGCCAGCACGGGTGACGAACAGGGGCGCATACTCGGAGTCAGCAACCTTCTGCAATTCTGCCGTCGTCATCGGTGCGTCGTCGGTTATTTCAAGGACGGTTGACGCTGGCGCCGATGGTGCAGAGGTCATGCTTGACGGGAACGAGGTCTGTGCGATGAGGCGGTTGAACCGTGCAGCAGTTGACTCAGAAAAAGCCACCGTCGAATACTTGAAAATTTCTTGGAAAACAGATTGAGCAATACCGGTGCTCCAGACGATGACCTGTTGCACAGAACCTGTGCCAATGTTTACGGCTTCAGGCAACGGCACATAAATGCCCGCATTGTTGACCGTGGTGGTGGCGATGAGAATGCCGTCAATGTAAAGCGTGATGGTGCGCGCTGCACTGTTCCAATCAAACGACAACATACGAGCAGCGCCCGAATCAAACCCTGAAGAATTAGTGCTCGCCACCTTTGAGTTACCAAAAGACGGCTCAGTAACTTCGACACGGAACTTCCCTGTGCTGTTGTCATAACTGAGATACCAAAAATGGTTGTAGATGCTCCCGCTAAGCATTTGCGAAATGCTGCCTGATGAGTCAGGGATAGCCCAACACGAAACCGAGAAACTACCCGGACTGCTATTTGTGCCTCCCTGTGCAGACGCTGCAGCGTCAGACCCTGTGCCCGTGATGGAACTGTTCACGAGCCCTACAGCAAGTTGATTACCACTTGAAGCAGCTGCAGTCGTCAACATGTTTAACGGCTCACTGCCGTAATCCTTCAGAGACTGATTAGCGCTGAAAGGGCCCACAGGCTCGTCACAGGGGTAGTAGTGACGTGGCGACGTGGTCAGAATGTAGTTGCGAGCCCAATCAACGGGCTGAGCATCAGACGCCAGTAAACCCATAGCGTCAAAGCAAGACAAGGTCACGGTTGAGTCTTTGCCTGCGTCAGTCCACACAGGTGGCCAACCAGCGACGAAGCCACGGAACACGGAATAACTAGTGGCGCCATAGGTGGCCGTGATGCGGATTTGGCGACGCGGCAGCAGTTTGCCGTAGTAAGTGCCTGATGTATAAAACGGGTCAAAAGTACGCGCACGGTTGTTCAGCGTCACCGTCGCGGAACCGTAAAAGGTGCCCCAATCGTCAGAACGTCCACGATCGATTGTCATGCTGTAAACATACGCAGAGACGTCAGTCCAAGTCGGACTTACAACATACGGGCCATCGTCAAACGCAATCTCAACCTTTGGTGTTGGGTACGCCACTACTTGCCCCTACGGAAATAAGCGTTGAGAACGTCGTTAACTTCCTTGCCAATCTTGACAGGATCACCGACGCCAGTGTTTACATTGACGATGACGCCACGATTAGCAGTAGTAGCTGGCGCAAGAGTGCGCATAGAGTCATACGGCGTCAAAGCGCCAGCCTGATAAACAGAACTAGATTTAGCGTCAAACTGAGAAGCAACCGAAGATGCTGCATTTTTCACGCCTTTAACAGCACCGGGTGTCAACTTTGCTACTGCAAAAGCAGCGACCGCTGCAGCACCAACTGCTAGCACAACAGGGTTCGCAGCCATCGCAATATTGAGAGCAATCATGGCTGCAGTGATAGCGCCAACTGCCAAAGCAATGTCTCTAAACGTCTTTGGGTTTTTAGAAGCCCAATCACCAAACTTCTGTAGGTAAGGCAAAGCGCTTTCAACAACAGGCACCAAACTTGCACCGATCGATTCCTTGGTCTCATCAAGGGCAATCGTGAGGCGCTTGAACTTGCCTTCTGTGGTTTCAGCAGCAGCTGCAGCCTCGCCACCAAACTTCTTGTTGAGCGCTGCAAACACCTGCTCCGCTGTGGCGCCCTCTTTGATCATCGCCTTCATCTCAGGCACCAACCTCGCAACAGCGGTTAGGTTGCCTCCTAGGGCACGCTCGACCGCCTTGCTGGCGGTCTCGAGGCTGATGTTTTTCGCTGCAGCGATATCCATTGCCAGAGATGCAGCCCTCTGGGCCTTCGTGACGTCCTTAGTGACTCTGACCAACGAGGAAAGCACTGGACGAAGATCATCATCGGTGATGCCCAGCAATTTGCCTTGGGTGCTGATCCAATCCTCGTTGGCTGCAATCTGCTCGTCGGTTGCCTTAGTCGAGCGCTGAATTTGGCGAGCAAGCGCCTCCTGTGCAGCCTGATCTTGAACCGCTGCTTTAGTCGCGTCAAACAATCCCACAGCCAATGCACCGAGAGCAGCAGTCGCTGGCACAGCAGCCTTACGCAAAGCAAACTGAGCCTTCTCGCCGGTGGTCTCAAGTTGCTTGAATTGCTTGACTGCCTGCTTGATGCCCTTGGAGTTGAACTCCGTGACAATGGGAATACGAATAGCCACTAGATGTCCTTTTGAACTTTGCGCATTACTTCTCGGATGAGAATGCCGACACGACGCTCGACTTCGTCCTGATGGGATAGGTATGCCTTCCACAAGAAACGCCCCGGCGAGCCATAACGGCGCGTCAAGTTGTCAACCATTTCACGACCCTTAGCGGTCGGCACAGGGCCACGACCTGACATCTCGCTAACGAGAGCAGCCGAACTACCCCAGCGGATACCGAACACCGCAAGGTCAGAGGTGTAGGCACCAAATTGGCGCGGACGTTTACCTGAAACAAAAGCCTTGATAGATCGGTCAGACTTTGCATCGTCCCACGGGAATACGTCGCCACGTTTGCCCGGGTTCCAACGGTGCTTCATGCCTGACAGCGGAGGCTGTTGAGGCGTCAACTGGCGAGCCTCAGTGATGACAGTTTCGACGATGCCTGCGTAATCCTTGGTCACCTGACGACGGGCAACCTTGTCAATCTTGTTTAATTCCCGTAGAGCTTCTTTAGCGCCGACGACGGTGAGTTCTGTGTTTACGGTTCTACTTGCCACGGCGTTGCTCCTTGTTCATTTTGTCGAGCACGTCCGCGACGGTGTGCAGCTCTTGTATATCGAATGGGATTTGGGGAGGCCAGAAACCTGTCTCAACGACTAACTCGCAGAGGGTTCGAAGGTAACTGCCTCGCCCGTAGGGTTTGCTGGTTCATCCTCAACCACGTCAACCGACTCAAGTCGGCGAATGAAGTCGTCAAAAACGACGGGCACTGTAAAACCCTCTTGCTTTGCACCCTCAAAAGCAAGGAACGCAAGGTGCTCCATAGCCACGCCGTTTGCAAGATCGGAGGCGCGGATTTTGAACTTGCGCTCCATTGCAATAATTGAGAAGAGGTTGGTTGTGACACGGTATGACACGCCACCTTTCTCTTGAACTTCCAATGTGATTTTCATTTGTTTCTCCTAAATAGTTGGGGTTGAATCAAATGATGTCGCGAACCCAAGTTCCACCGGTGCCCGTGATTTGGACAGTGGCGATTTCGCCGACGGTGGAGTTGATTGGGGTGAAGTCGGCAATCATGCAATTTGAGATGACGTATTCAGGGTTGGTTGCGGACTCGGTTGCGCCTGATGGCGAGATGGTGAAAGTGGTAGTGCCAGTGCCTACGCATGTGCTAAGGAACTGCTCGACTTCGCCTGCTCCGTAGGAAAGGTAGAAAGTGATTGACACGTCAACAGACTGAAGACCGCCAGCGAACTTGTGGCCAGTGTCGCCGAAAGCTGTGATTTCAAGCGAGTCCTGACCGACGGTAATTGTGCATTGGTTGCCTTGGTCGGAGAAGTCCACAGTGGTTGCACCCTGTGTCATTCCGATGGTGGCATTTGAGAGGAATGTTGTTGTCGCCATGGTGGCTCCTTTTTGGTTAGTTGCGCCGTACGGCGACGGCAACGGTTAAGTCGTAAGAAGGCAAGTCTTGCCCCCCTACGGATACGAGCCCCGGACGAAGATCCGTGACCGCGATGGGTGAGTTCATTATCTGGTCTGCAATTTGCATGAGGTAATCGCCTGCATCTTGGTTGCCCGGAGGCGGTGCCAGCACACGAAGTCGAAGACTGATTTCGCCGACGTTGTATGTAAACGCTGTGACGTTGGGTAGTTCAATCAAAACAGACAAGGGCCGAGCGTTACGAGGGTCAGTGATAGGCACAAGGCTGAGTGCTGTGAGCGCTGTTTTACAAGCGTTTACAGCCTCATACAAGATGCCTGAAGAACTCACGCGACCTGCGCCCTGCCACAGCCAAGCAGCTGCATGATGCGGTGAAGGGTGACAGGCATAGGCAAATTGCCCATACCGTCAAAGCCACCGTATGAGTCACCGCTAGTTCCGCGTTCACGGTAAAGCGTCGCTGCATACATTGTCGTACCTAGTTCGACATCGGCGCTGGGGACGGTGGACGCAGAGTCGGTGTAACCAGCCTCACGGCGTTTACGGAAACACCAAGCGTTAGCAGCGCTTACACACTTAGCCACGAAGGCCGTGTCGTTAGCGGTTGCCACGTCAATGCCCAACCACGCCAGCACAAGCGCTGAGGTAGTCCATGCCGGGCTAACGGTGTAGGTGACTGTGCCAGTGGCGGTGTCGTAAACAACATTGTCGCCCGTATCGGCATAGATAATTTGGTTGGGCTTGGGGTTGTTGTAATCAAACTCCAAGATGCCGTACTCGTCCACGCGGACAAGTTCGTACTGCTCAATGGAGAAGACCGTGACGGTGCCGTTGAAGGTTGTGTCGGTTACGCCTGCGACAACGATGCTGTCGCCGGGTTCCACTTCGGAAAGGGTCAGGGTCTGTACGGCTGCGAAGTTATCAACACGCGCGGCGTAGATAATTGTGTTTACAGACATACAGACCCTTTCCTTACTACCGAGTGATTATGTGAGTGACACGAACTTTGTTGGGTCAATCATCAACGTGGCAAAATAGCCATGGAACGAGAGAACTCGCGACAAAGTTGACGGTGACTCCAATGTGAGCGCTCCACGTTGCTGTTCGAAGATCTCGAAGCCTGATGGATCGCCAACGATGACGGTGTCTGCTGCAAAGTTGCGGTCAACGACAATGCGAAGACCGAACGCAACTGCGTCAGCTGAGTTTGCCTGAATTGTTCCGAAGGCGTTCATTGGGCCAACTTGTGGGAACAACGGACGACCAGTGGTGTCTGTCAACAATCCGAGCGATGCCCACATGTTTGGAGCAAGGAACAGGTGTGTTGGCAGGTTGCCGTTTGAGTTGGTCAGGATGGTCTGCGCGGCTGCGAAGATGTCTGTGACCCACTCGGAAGGGCTTGCTGGATCTGTGAGAACACGAGTCTGTGTCTGACCTGAAAGCAAGTTGTCTGCAGCAACATTGTCGGTGGTGTTCGCATAGATGCGAGCCATGTCATCGAGAATGAGCTGAACAACAGCGGGATCACTCCAAGATTCATCCTGAAGGGACAAATTCACGTATCCACCGTAGGTGCCCTT